TGATCTCTTGGGCAATGCTATCTGTATCGTGACTGCCACTAATCTCATCAAATATTAACAATTTTTGATTTTGGACAATACCGATCACTGCGTTCATGTTGCCTATGTTGAAGTCCATGCCCACTCTCAATGGCTCAAGGCCAATATCAGGTTTGATACTAGTAATATTGTTTTCTCTGGTGAAGCGATCATATACTTGTCCTGTAGTTAAATTAATAAACTCTCCATTTAGATAAGCCTGTAACATTGATGGATCATAGTTGGCTTGCATACGTTCAATAAAGTCACTGGGTAAATGTGGATTATCCTGAGTCCTCATCTTAATTAACTGCCTATCGGTTCTTTCCTTTGCTTCATCTGTACCAAAGGTGTTGTATAGCCATCTAAATCCCTCTGGTGTACTGGCTGCACAAAACTGACGAACATTACCAGCCCTTAGTCGTCCCAGTATCTTTGGGAAAGCTTTATCGGCAATAGTGGGTGAAACAACGTCTATTTCATCAACTAGGACGTGCGATAAATTTAAACCTATAATCCTCGACCAGTTCTCGAAGCTGCGGCATAAAAGTTTGCTGTCGCCCTCTTTGAAGTGCAAAGTATATTCTGGAAGTGGACTAGCTCTGAAAGTATATGGAATCTCATACTGCTCAAGGAACAACTCAAAGTCTGTTTGCCAGATGTCTCTGATAAGCGGTGCGGTAGGTTCCATAACAGCACCAATAAATCCAATATTCATAGCAGCCAACTTAACTGCCATACTGCACAAAGCTCTTGTCTTACCAGCACCATATCCAGCAGAAAGCCCAACTATTTCATTCTGATTATCAAAGAATTGTTGCTGCGGTGGGTGTAAATCAGCCCTGATCCTATCTAATAAATCATCAGTATCAATATCAACATATCGACTGCCTACATGATCCAGAACAGAACCTTCTCTATTCAGTATGCTCAAGACATCACCTGACCGACCTTTGCCATTGAGTTTATACAGCCTAAAGCAACTGTTAGCTGCCCTGATTTCCTAGCCTCTTTTGCTAGTGATGCGTATTGTGCTAAAACTTCAGCCGTAAATTGCCTTCTGTCAATATCAAAGTCTTGCTTCAAGATTACAGTTGCCTCTTGGATATATCTATCTATTGATCTTTGACTAACACCCCACTCAGTTGATGCAAACTGACTTATTTCTGATCGAACAGTACCAACAGACAAAAGCTTTGCAACTTTGTTCACTCTGAACTCATGCTCATTCTTGCTAGTTCTGCCGTTAGACACTATGGGAATATGGTTTTTATTATTTTAAATGTAGCGTCAATCGTTAGTTTTTGTCGATTTACTTTGTTTTTCCCAGCTATTTTTTAAAAATATTAGTTCATCAATCCTTTTTCTAAGTGCATTGATGCGGTCATTGTTAAAGCTATCAAAATCTTTATTTTTCATTTCTTGCTTTTTGGATTGCTAATTTACAAGCTTCTGGCTTGTATGAAATACCTCTTCCCATAGTTCGTATCCAATGTATGTTTTCTTTTAGTACACCATTTTTTCGATATTTGACCAGTGTGCCTTCAGATTTATAGCCCATCATATCAGCAGCGTGTAATTGCTGATAAAAACCTTTGCTTGCATAATACTTTCTTTTATAAGGGTCGAAAGGGTCACTTTCTATTTTCTCTGGTTTGTTTTTTTCATTTTCCATTGCTACAGCAATTTTGTCATGAAGTTTTAAAAGTTCTTTTATTAAAGGATTATCTTCAAATTTACCTTTAGAACATTTATCAGTATTAGAAATTGATTGAAGTAATCCAATTTTAATATGTCTCCACTCTCGCTCTGTTAAATCAATTTTCATAATTAAAAAGGCAGTGATGATTGACTAAATGACTCTGGTTTTTTAGGTAAGCACCAAAGATGTTCCTTCTTTCCATAATTACCCATTACAAAGTCTTTTGTTTTTTCTAGTTTGCCATCATCAGATAAGTTTGTCATAGCTCTTCTGATTGATGTAATAGGGCAGTTAAGCCCTGAGATAGAAAGAACCATTGATGGGCTAAGTGGTCTTTCATATTGCTTAAAACAGTTTATGATCTTCTGTTCCTGAGTTTTAGCTTTTGATTGTGACCTAGCTAGTTCACTAGGGTTTTCGTTGATTGTGTTATAAAAAGTCATCTTGTTTTAGCCCACCTTTTTCTTTGTGACGCAGCTAACTTTTGGTCAAATCCAGCATCAAGTATGGCTTGTTTTGTTTTTTCTGGATAATACATAGTTCTGTGGTGGTAGTGTTCACCAACAATGTAATGTTCGTTTTCTTTTAAGATGCCAGCTTTTTTATATCTTTTCATGGTTGTATTAGTGATATTTATAATTTTTTCAGTTTTACAAGCATCAAACAAACCCATTTTCTTATAGTCCTCGGTAGTTTTCATGTTGATATATTTTGAATAATCTGTTGGATTATATTGAATAGGCTTAATTAAATTGTCAAACTCTTGCATCACTTCATCTGGTATTCCATTTTTATAAAGAGTAAAACTTGTCATATCACCAGCTTTTGCCATCTGTAAGATGTTATATAACTCCTGAACTCTATGATGAACAAACCTATATGGTGCTGGATTGCTCATTCTTTTCTCAATTGATCTTTCGAGTTGGATTTTTAGATACTTCAATCTAATCTGTATCCATTTATCAATATCTAATTTTTTCCAAAACTTTTTTTCAAGTCCTAGATTTTTTGACTTATCAACTAATCTTGAGGGCTTTGGAATACAATTATTCATAAGCCAAACATTGACAGTATTTATTGGTGTATCAAACATTTTTGCAATATCAAGAGCCGTATATTCGTCATGTAAGGCTTCTTGCCCAGAAACAAATTTAATGCAGCCTGTAATGTCAAATTCTTTTTGTAAAATTTGTCTTATGTATTCTCTTGAAACATTAAATCTGTCACCAATTTTTTGAAGTGAATAACCTTCATTTCTCATGCGTAAGATAATTTCGTTTCTTGCTTGTTTTAGCTCTGGTGTAATTGTGTATTGATTGTTTTTCATAATGATTTAATTTGAAAGTTTGCTAATTGATCTTTTACTTTTTGTGCTTCTGGTGGAAGTGCAGCTTGTTGGTTTTTAATATTTTTTTGGATAAGCTTGTTCATAAGCTTTTCTGTTTTAGTCCAGCTTTCTTTCCTCATGTTGTGTATCTCCCTAACAATGTCTATTGGTATATCTACACCAACATTGTTTCTTATATGACCACCTGAATCTCTGTATCCATGAGAGATTATTTGACCATCTATGTCGTATTGAGGGTTAGCTGCATTGCAATAACATATGAGAGCTAAATCCTGACCAGAGAACCGCCTTCCCTTGTCATCAATGTCATAGTCTGGCAAGTGATTGTTTACTAACTTGTCTGAGTTGCTGATAATGCCTGTATCATTGCAAGCATAACAAGTATATTTAGGTGCTTTGAAAGTAACTTCTCGATCAACAGCCGATCTTTTATAATTTTTCACTTGTTACTCCTATACCTAGTTTTTTTTCTAGTGCTTCTAATTCATTTATAGTTTTAATATCTCTTTTTTCTATAAGAAATAAACCAAATCTTGTAAATGCACGACTTAAAAGATGTCGTTCTCTTTCAGTTAAATTCATGGGGTGTTAAAAAGGGGTGTTTTGTTTGGGTTTTCCTAATGTAGTTGCTTTTTTAGATACTGTCAATAGATATTGTTCATATTGACCATTTTTGAGATAACGAAAACAATCAGGAAATAATGGTGTGAAGTTATCATTTTTCAATTGCTTCGATCTGGCTCTTATATCGGCCTGTAAGCAGTCAAGTATCTTTTCCTGTGTCTTTTTACCTAACTTACCAAATTCGGCTTTTGCAAGCTTTTTAGATTGTGATACAACACGCATTGATGTAGGTATCTTTCTATATGCTTCCCAGAATGGTTCAAAAAATTTATCTACAGGTTTTTTCTGACTAATAGTTTTATAGTTATTTGTTTTAGTTATATTGTTTTTCTTAGGG